ATGAAAGTTAAAGACGTTCGTACATTTTTGTTAGGTGGTGAGACCATCCACCACCCACTCGTGATTGAAACCATGATTGCTATTAAACCAACCAAACTGAAAGATTTTTCGAGTTTGATGCAATTGGACGTGCAGGAAGAGCAAATAGGATTTGCCAAGCCGTTTGAACAGGCTTACCAAAAGCGAAACAAGTCAGAAGTATTTTTTACTATTTATTCGGACTACCTAACCGTCGGCTATCTGATCATCGATAAAGGGTTTGCTCAGCATGCTCCTTTTGCAATGCGGCATGAGTTGGGCCTTAATTATTTGATGATTGATCGCCGCTTTCAACGCCAAGGTATTGGTGCAGAGGCGCTGAAAAAACTGTTTGTGTACGCATATACCATCGACCCAGAGAGCACCTCGCTTTGCGTGACAGTACCAAATAGCTATCAAGGTGCACTCGACTTTTTCTTGGCTTGTGGCTTTACCAACACAGAAAAAGCCATTTATGGCGAGCAAGAAAAAGAGTGGTTGATGCGTCACCCACTTGGTTAAACGCTCAATAACCAAACGCTAGATAAAACAAAGGCAAGCGATAGGCTTGCCTTTGTTATTGAACATGGGATTACTACGAAGGTTATTCACCCTTGTAGATACAACCTGCTGTACAAGTTTCTTTGATCTCTACTTTGCTTAGTAGCGGTAGGTTTGGTTTTAGCTGTTGCCAAATCCATTTTGCTAACACTTCGCTGGTCGGGTTTTCCAGACCTTCGATGTCGTTTAGGTAGTAGTGGTCTAAGCGATTGTAAATTGGTTTAAATGCAGCTTTTATCTCTGCAAAATCCACAACCCAACCTGTATGTGGATCAACTTCACCTTCTACATAAAGACGAACAAGGAAAGAGTGTCCGTGCAAACGACCACACTTGTGACCTTCTGGTACGTGTGGCAAATGGTGTGCCGCTTCGAACATAAACTCTTTGTATATTTCTGACAAATGGGATGACAACTTGTTAAACCTCTGTTTTATATAGACTTTTACAGTGCTCAAATAGTGTGTATATGAACTCATATACACGCCTATATACACACTGTATTTTTTCGTGCTCCCCGATATACACACAAATCGGCGTGATTTAAGAAAAGGATCGGGCAAACACGAAACGATAATGTGGTCATTATCGTTGGCTGAGAGGCAATGCGCAAGTGAGTAAAACTTATATACACAATATCCGGCCACCAGCTACACGCAACAAAAAAGGGAACGCTGTCACGTTCCCTTAATCGTAGTAAACTAGATTCACATTCATCATCGATAGCGGCTGAATTGCCACAAAAAGCATACTTGTTAAGAATCTTCTTTTTGGTTGTTGTTAGTAAACTTGACTGCCTCTAGCAAACTGGCCGCTTTCATCACTGTACGCTGTATAAATTCCTTCGCAGCTTCGTCCAAAGCCTCACATTCCATAAGCGTAGCGACCACTCTAAGGTCATTTGATGTATATTTCATTTTATTGTCCTCCTAAGCCGAGTGGTTTACTGTCAAATAATTTACCAAAGAATTAGCAAGTTCTAAATAATGAAAACAATAGAATTGACTCCCAATATGAATGCTATTACTTAACGGAATATGTACATCATTTCGTATAAAAACAACCAATTGGAAACGCGCATAAACTACCAGACACCTGATCGCATATCCAGTAATTTATAACCATAAAGTGTGACTTTGTTATTACTATTTGATAGAAAGCAAAAAGCCGCAATTTAGCGGCTTTTTATGGCATTTAGATGTTTCTTAGCGCTCTGGAACGGCATATTCTTCGAATTTCGGCTATTGCTGCGCTGGTGGAATCACCCTTGATTTTCTCGTAGATACAGTCATCGGTTTGGGCTGCAATTTTGGCTTGAGCCTCTTCTATCTGACGCTCAATTTTGTCGCGATCAAGGTTAGTAACCAAATCACCATGAACACCCAACTCAACCTCATAGAACTTGCAAACCTTATACTTTTCGATTTGCTCTTTTAGCTCCACCTCACGCATTGCACTATTAAAGTCAAGTTCCGACTTACCAAAGCCATGCATTTCAGCAACTTTGGCTCTGCCATATTCAAGCGCTTCTTCATCCGACAAACCATTATCAACACCTTGCGCAACATTGATTTTAAAGTCACGCGAGTACAGTTTGCTCTCCATCAAACGTGCATAATGATAATCATACGGGTTTCGTTGTTCCGTTACCGTCGGGCAACGTGGTAGTTGCGCTGCGGTGGCGCACGACGCGCCACCAGCTAAACCCAAAATCATTGCTGTTAAAATGCTTTTACTAGCGATCATTTTAGATCTCTCCATACTTCTTTTCTAAGCACTCCATTAATGCTACCAACTCTGTTGCTCTTGCAGCAACTTCATATATTTTTGATTATAGTGCGCACCATTCTGTGATTTACTCGCCATTTTGAAATGTTGCTTCACCGAACGGCTTAAAACTTCGTTGGTGATCGGGTTTTGTCGGCCCCATTCCGAGCGGTTGAACTCACGGATATTGTTAAGCACGCTTTTACGTCCATCATTGTCCTTAGTGCGTACCGCCAGCCAGTAAGCATTCATTAAGCTTTGACGACGGCGAGTAACTTGACGTTCGTAGCCTTTCAATGCGCTGTTTGAGTCGTACTGCTGAACAAGTCGAGCCGGAGTAAAACCAAGCGCTTGTTGAGCATGTTCAAACAATGTCACATCATCAATGATAATTTCACCATTTCGGTTTGTGACAGTGCCACCTTCTGAAGCGTATCGCGCAGTTCTAAACACGTCCTTAATCCATTTTGGAGTCATGTATTCTACGCCGCGCAAATACTGGCCTTCTGTCATGTAGTCCAAACCACGCGCCCAAGATACAGCAATACCAAATGATGCACCTGCCGCCTGTTGAAGAATGTTTTCAGCAACACCAACGCTATCTTGTGCGTCTGATTCTTGTACCCAAAGGCGAAGCAAATCAATGTTGATTCGGCTTGAAACGCTAGGCATTGAACCGTAGTACAAGCCTTTCGCAATATCTTCACCGAACGTCTTAGCAAGTAGCGATTTTAGCTCTGTCTCTGCATCCCAAGGCTCATTGTCATCGCCTGCCACTGCATAGGCCATATTAGCAATTGCCGCGATTGTAGCGACTGGTAGAGCGTTTAGACCGCCAATGGCAAACGTAACGGCAAATGTGCCAAGCAACTGCTTACGCGCTTCCTTTCTCACCTCTGGCGTTTCGCCCTTAATTGAATCAAAGAAACGGCTAAACACGTAGTAAGTCATGTTTTGGCTGTACTGCTTGAACTGCAATGCTACCGCCGCAACGTCACCTTGCATGAATCGAGCGCGGTTACGGCTCGAATAGTCAAAGTGACTATCCCAAGTCGCTTTAGTTGCGTAATCAAGTGACTCTTGTTTGCTTAGTCCGTTCTTCTTCGCCATACGGTAAGCAGTGATAAAACAAACCTCACGGTTCATTACTTCGGCCCAATGGAAAGGCGCACCGATTAGTTGCTGTGCTTTCGCCCATTTACCCGTATAGTTTGACGACTCTTGCTCTGCCATACCTGTTAAGTCGGCCATTTGAGTTACGTCGATAGCACCAATTTTGATCGCGTGGCGTAACGCCTCTCTCTCTTCTTGGTTAAGTACGTCTCCCAAAATGCCGTTGGTCATGTCCATATCACCACGCAAGCCAGCTTTTGATTTTTTAGCAACGAACGTCTTAGCAAATAGGCCCGATAGACTTGCCATTTCCGCCGCTGTTTCTTTAAAACCAAAACGTGAGCCAATGTAAGGCAAAGCAATCTGCCAGTTTTGGGATAAGTTGATCATCGCTGACGCTGGTGAAATACCGATTTGCCAGAAGAACCCAAAACCAGTTAGCGCTTGCGCCCATTGTGCGCGTTGTGGGTTCATCATCCATTCGTGACGCTTAACCATTTCGTTATACAAGCGTGACGCCGAAACGTTATTGCTCTTATCCGTGGCAATCTTCAACTCTTCCATTAGATCGGTGAAGCGCTTCTCTGTTTCTAGTCGCGCTTGTTGGTTCGCTTGGCGAACACCCTGATCTGCTAGCACACGAGCCGCATCTTCTGAATAACCAGCCACACCTTTACGGTGAATGAATGATTTACGAATTGAACGATCAGGCATGGTTTGCAAATACATTTGGTAGATTTCATCAGTTAACTGATCTTTCACCTTGTCGTTAGTTTGCGCACCTGAGATCGCCTTAATAATATCGCTCACGAATGACGCGCTAGCACCATTTAGGCCGCGACTCTCTTGGATTTTTAGACCAAAGCGCACTTGTCCAACTTCTAAGTTCGCATTCTTATCATCCTGAACCTTGTAACCAGCCGCCTGAAGCTTTTTAACGTCTTTCATCATGGCGTTTTCAGTCTCATACATTTGGAATACACGCTCACCGCTTGGGTCAACGACATCGATCCAGTAGTTACCAAAACGCGCCAACGGAACATAGAAACCAAGGCGTGATTTTTCCATCATGTAACGATGGTAAGTGTTCTCACCTGCTCGTTTGTTACCAGCCATGGCAAGATCAGTAATGCGCTCTTCTAGCGCCTTATCCATTTCCTCGCGTTGGCTAATGTAGTGATCGCGCACATCGGTAAAGACTTTTTGAGCATCTGGCGAAAGCTGTAGGAACTTCTCGCGTAATGCCTTGTGTTTAAGTCTTAGTTTCGGCTCGTTCTTAATCTCACGCTCTAGCGCTTGGCGTTCTTGCCAAATTTCAGAACCGCGCTTAGTTTGCGAACCGCCGTACTCTTGGTAAAGCTTCGCTAGTGTTTTGAGTAGCGCTTTCTTCTCATCAGTTTGGTCAACATACTCTTTTGACGGGTCAACATCGGCCAACGTCGCATCGTGCAACAAACTAAAGGTAGCTTCGGCGTCTTGTGGCTTATCCTTACGGAACTTATTCAAGGCATCAGCTTGTTTGTGAACTTTCTCAATCAAGTCTGTTTTGCGTGTAGTAAACAAATCTTTGTTGTTTACATACGACTCAAGAATGTTGCCAACCTCACGGCTTACTCGTTTTCTACCTACTTCAGCCATTTGGCGTAGGTTTAACAACGCCCAACCACCATTTTTAAGCGCATCAAACTGCTTGCTAATAAATGGAACGTTGATCTTGCCAAGCATTTGCTTGTAGAAACTCTCATTCTTCGCTGCCAACGCATCAGCAATGCTCACAATTGGATCGCCTTGCTGCGCCAAATCCTCATCCATGCTTGAGATTGTTTGGCTAAAGCGCACAACGTTAGAAAGCGTGGTCATTCCGTTAGGTTTTCGAAGGTCGCTATCCACGTTGTTGATCATGTTGCGCACTTCTGAAAGCGTGATTTTCTCTGCACTCAAAATGCCAGAACGACGCAATGCACCAAGCACCCAAGACAACACTTTGTCTAAGATTCGTTGAGAAACGCTAGACTCTGTTTCTGCAATCTTAGCGATCACCTCTTCCGCTTTTACGTCTTCCGGTGCGGTTCGATATGATTTATCAACCTCGGCAAAGATGCCTTTCAAAGAGTTAACGTTTCGTAGGCTGTTGACCTTCTTGGTTAACTGCGCTTGTTGAGCAACGTCTAGGTTTGCGTATAGGCCATTGTGAGCAATAAACTCATGGCGCAAAGTGCGGCGAACGTCAGCAACGTTTTCCAAGTTTTCTGCCACCAGCACAACACGGTTATCACCGGACAACCATGCGCCTTTAACAATCGCATTGGATTCAGTTTCAACCAGTTCATGCAGATCGGCCATAGTTGGCACAACCATTACATTCGCACCTTTCAAACCGTCGTATTGGTTAATCCAATCTTGAGCGGCTTGAGTAACCTTTTCAGGCGATAGGCTGGTGGAAGGCTTTTTGTTGACTTCGCTGGCCTTGCTGAAACGAATATCGTCGTACTGATCGTTCGCTGGTTTTTCAATGACAATAATCTTTGTTGCTACGTTCGTAGGGTTCAAGCTGTTCTTGAATGCGCCAGCGTCTAGGTTGATCTCTTCTGCACCAACTTCATCTAGGTAACGACGGAAGTTTTTATTTGTTGTGTTGCCGCGATTACCAGCCATTGAGCTAGTGATAGCAACCAACTTACCGCCATCTTTTAGCATCGTTAGCGCATGGTTGATGTGGTGAATATCTGCATCGTTACTAAATGGAGGATTCATAACAATGCGGTCATAGATTTCACCAGCGTTATATTCCAAGAAATCACCAGCAACAACGTTGTGCCCCTTCTCTTCAAGTAATTCGCTTAGAGTGAAAGCAAGTTCACCAACATCAAGATCTACGCCATTTAGAGCTGCAATTTGATCGGCAATGTGACCCATACCAGCACTTGGCTCTAGCACTTTCATACCTGGTTTAATATCGGCTAAATCAATGAGCTTTTTCACTTCTGCTTCAGGAGTTGGGAAGAAGTCATTAAACGCATTACGGTTACCGCGTACAGTTTCCTCAATCTTCTCTGTGAGTTTTTGTAAGCGTGTTTTTTCTTTCTGCGTTGACATTTTTCCGTTGTTCGCTTGCTCATATTCACGCAAGGCTTGGCGCAACGTGATATCGCCTTTAATACCCATGCGAATTAAGCGATCTTGCGACTTGAATAACTCGTTGATGTGCTCGACACGGTAAACAGTGTTTGATTTGCTACGCGCTAGCTGGCGCAATTTAGGAATAACTTTATCCCAACGCGCACCATTCAAGTTAACGCTCTCGTGCTCCTTCAAGCCTTTAATGTTTGCTCGAATAGATTTAGCCGTCATCTTGTAACCGTCTAGGTTTTCGATTTCTCGCGCAATGTATTCAAGTGACGCTGGCGTACTCTTCGGCGCTGGAAAACGAACGTAACGAGCAACCTGATTAAACTTAGTTTCTGGTTTTAAATGCCAGTTGCCTTGCTGATCTCGATACGCTAGTTTTTCTCGAACATCTTCAGGCATATCCCATTTAACACGGTTCATAACGCTTGTTAGTTCTTCAAGCTGGCTGATATCAGTCAAGTTGCCTAGCAGTAGGAACTCGCCAGATTCAACGCCATCGGCAATCTTACGCAAGATATTCGCTTGCGCCTCTTGCTTATCTGCTCGTGCCGCTGCGCTTGCTGCCATGGCTGCGCGACGAGAAGTATTAGTCAAACGCTGTGCGTTGTTTGACTCATCAGCTTTCGCCTGTAGTGATTCCGCTTTTTCGCGTAGAGCTTCAACTTGCTTCTCTTTTTTCGACTTCGTTTTCTCTTGATCGCGTTGTTTAACTCGTTCGCTTTGATCAACGTTCAAGCCGCCCATTACAGATAGGAAATCATCACGCGCTTGTTCAGATTTAAAGTCAAAACGAGCTGGCAAGTTTTTAGGTTTGTAAGCTCGTGCGTACCAACCGCCTAGCTGTTTCGCCTTGGCTCTCATATCGTTGAAAGTATCGCTATCAACTTCGCTAAACGCAGCGCCATAGCGTTGTTCACCTTTAGCTTCGTTGAGAACATCGACCTTGCTCAACTCGATAGTCCCGTCAGTTTCAACGGCCTTAACTTCAGCTTTTCGCTCTAGTTCGCGCTTTTCTTGCTCTGCTAGTTTGCTTAACTGATTTTCAGTGTATAGACGGTCAAACTCGGCTAGCTGCTGGTCATTGAAAGCATCAATAGTGCCGCCGTTAGCTCGTGCGTAGGCTTGGAAATCATCAAGTGTTTGAGGATTATCAAGAGCCTTTTTCTTGCGCTCGGCTTCCTGCTCACGCTCGATTGCTTGTTGTTTTCGTTTCTCAGCAAGCTTGTTGTAGTCAGCATCACTCATTTCAGAAAGAATGTTGCGCATAGCTGAAGGTGATTTAACTACAAACATTCCACCATCAGACTGAATAGCAGCAAACTGGTTGCCGATATCTTTAACTGCTCGCTTAACTAGATCGTCTTTACGCAAGCTTGTATCAATCCATTGGCCCATTTGAGCAAAGAAATTGCCGATAGCTGGCTTCGTGAATTGGCTAAATTCTTCCTCTAAAGCCGGAACATCATCAATGTAGTTATCGATCAGCTCAATTGCCTCTTCCTTGGTGTACTCGCCACTTTGAAGCGCGTTGATAGCTTTTAGATATTCACGCGCTCCACTTGGGCGAGAACGGCCTTTTTTAGCTTTAGACGCATCAGTTTCGTTGCTGGTGGCCTTGCTAGATTTTAGTTTGCTTCCTTTTGGTGGCGTTGGCTCTGGCTTGTCGTCACTCAGATAGCTTTTTGCCAAGTCGATTGCTTTTTGGCGATCTGATTGATATTGGCTAGTGATCCAATTGCTGAATGAATACAAGTCGTGCGTATCCGCGCCAGCTTCTTCCATTGCTTTAGATACTGCTTTCCAAGCTGGTTCTAACTCGTAGCTCTTGACGCGATAAGTTGGGTTTTCTGCGTACTTATCTGATACAGCTTGAAGAGTATCAATGAGCGAAGGCTCTTGCTTATCTGCTTTTGTATTGGTTTTGCGCTCTTCTAATTTGGCAATATCACCTTCTAGTCTATTGATTAGTAGGCGCATGGCTTCGCCGTTCTCACCATTAGCAATACGAGCTTTGTAGTGAGCGATCTCAGCTTGTTTGTAGTTGATTAGCGCATCCAGCTCTTCAACGGTTGGATTAGACAAATCTTTAAATGGAGGAACCTTGGCCGGAATCTCTGGAATTTCCACATCGGAATCCGCATCTTCACCAAAATCTAGGTTCAAATCTTCCCAAGAGTTGGCGTCTAGGTGGCCTTGGTTTTCGTTGATAAACTTATCCCAAACCGCTTCGTTACCGCCTTTCGCTCGGTACTCTTTCCAGACTTCACCAAGCTCGTTGTAAGCATCTTGTTCGGCTTTTTCTGCTGTTCTTAGTCGGCTTTGTGCTGCTTTAACTCGTGGATGAGCCATATCAACACCACTACGATCCGTAGAATGTTGCATTTCAACTTCATCTAAGTTCTCTTGAGCTGCTTCAACTTTCTTTTGAGCTGTCGAGATTTTAGAGAGTTTGCCCTTAGCTTTACGGCTGATTGTGGCCGGAATCGCTTTTAATTGTGTAGGTTTGTTCTCAGCTTTTTTCGCCGTAGAGTCGCGCTCTGACTTCACTCGTTCAGATAAGTGGCGATCAGCATAATCACGCAGATACTTATCAAACTCTTTATGCTGTGAAGAAGTTAGATCGGCACCCTTTTTAATTCCGTTTTCGTCTCGGAACTCCGCAATACGATGAGTGATCCAAGACATATAGCCAGCATTGCTATTGATAGCTTCAAGCTCTTCCGCTTCCAAAGTATCTAAGTACGCTTGATAACGTGGGTTATCTGCCTTACCTGTTTTTGCTTTAGCAAAGCGTTCTTTTGCAATTGTCTGATTTACGTCTTTAGCTTTCTCTGGAGTGGTAATGCCTCGACGCTCAGACTCAAGCTCTGAACGTAACCATTTAAGATCTTCAGTAGTGCCTTTGCCGTCTTTGATTTTGTTTAGACGACCTAAACGAGCGGTAGCGCGTTGGCGAGAAAGGTCACTGTCACTTGCTTGGTATGCCTTCTTAGCGTCGGAAATCTCGCGATCCAAACCTTCCAGCTCTTCATCACTAAGTAGTGCGTCATATTTTGATAAGCGAGTTTTCAGAACGTCACCAAAGCGGAGCAAATCACCTAGCTTGCCAGTAAAGTAAATCTTGCCTGCTGAATTGATATATTCCGCAGCATCTTGCAAAACATTCATTTGTTCAGGCGTAGGCATTTGACCGCGATCAAGGCGTTGCTCAACACTAGGCCAAATATCAACGGCTTTCGCTGTCTTTTCGCGTTCTTCGACTAAAAGTGATTGGTCAACAACACCTTTGCTTTGGGCTTTTTCTGCTTCGCTCTGAAGGTAAGATTCATTGCTTTTTACAATAAGGCTTACATATTTATCCGCTGCTTGATTAGCTTTTCCAATAGCATCCATCAAGCGCATATCGCTACCTTTGCCATAGTCAAAAGTAGTAACCGGTTCCTCTTGTTCCGCTAGTCGGATTTGTACCTGTTTAAGCTCTTTATCTTGAGTGACGTAAACCGATCTCTCGCCAATAGTTGCGTTCCACTTTTCGACTTTAGGCGTCAACGTTGTGGTATTACCGCTGCGCTTAACGTCCACTCCATCAATACCTTGACCTATTTTAAGGGTAGGTTTCTTGGCTTTTTTGCTATCAGCTTGAGCGTTTACTTCTTTGTCCAACCAGTTCAGATCATCTTTTGTACCCTTGCCTTCCAAGATGTTCTTGATGCGTTGTTCACGGTTAACTTTCTGACGGCCTTTGATTGCGATTTCAGCTTGAGCTTTACCAAGTTGACGGCCAAGCTCTGAACGTTTTGCAGCTTCACCAGATTGGTAAACATACTCGTCGCCAGTCTGTGGCAACTCTTCACTGTATGACTCAACCTCTTGAGACTCGCGCTTATCAAATTTCTTTTGAATACGAGCATTACGATTAGGTTGGCGCTGTTCGACCTCTTGGATTGATGCGGAAATAGGCTCTTGAGCAACTATATAAGGCGCACGATAACGCTCCTGCTCTGTTTCTACAGGATTTAGGTCATATTCATTCGCTAGCTTGGTGAATCGCTCATCACGATTAACGTCTTTAGGATTAACGTCAGACCATCGATCAAACTCAACTTGTGGTGCGTCATAAACTCGTTGATTCTCGATACCCGTTGCTAACGGAGTAACGTCACGCTCACCGTTTGGTTGATGTCCACCAGCAAACGAGTTGGTTTGAGCTTGTTGTCTCATACCTTGAAGAACACGCGTCTGATTGCGTTGAAACTCTGGCGTTTCCTCAACGTTTGGTTGATAGCCATTGGTTCGAATGCCGCGATTCTCTAGTTGCTGTTGAGCATTGCGCTCTTGAGCTTGCTGATCACGCAGAAAACTCTCTTCATCAGTTGGGCGTAACTGATCGACTTGTTTTAGCTCGTCGGAGTTAATGACACGCTGCAAAGCGCTGATCGCTTGCTCTTGGCTCATGCTTCCGTCACGACGCGCTTTTGCAATCTGAAGCACTGCTGCTGGCGAGATTTCCATGGCGCGTTGCAAGCCTTGTTTAAAGTTTTCGTCTTGCGCTGCAATTTCATCGACAAAACCAAGCTCACCACGTTGAATTGATTGGCTCAATTCAAACTTATCTCGTTGAGCATCTTGAGAATGGTATAGCTCTGAATCTGCCATTACTTCGCCAGTTTCAGGATCAAACATTTCTGCTTGAGCAACTTCATTATCAACTGGTGATTTTTGTTTCTGTCCAATAGCACTCAAGAACTCATTGTAAATTGAATTCATTGAACGCTGCGCCGCTTGACGTTCTTCAATGGATAGATCTGTATTAAGAGTTGCCAAGTAACGGCTCATGTCTTGACGCAATTGCTTCGCGTAATCATTGCCTCGGTCTTGTTTTTCCCAAGTTTTGATTGCGCTGACAGCTTGCTGGCCGTCACGGATTAGATCGGCATGATTGTCTGAAGAGAACAGATTAACAGGCGCTTGCTCTTGCTGTTTTGCAGCTTCAGAAATTGGTTGTTGTGGTTGCGCTTGCTGTGGCTGTACTGGTTCCGGCTGTTGTGGCTCAACACTTTGTTGTGCTTCCGCTTGATCTTCCGTTGCGTGACGCTCTGCTGCTGGTGGCACTTTACCCATTGCAGCACCTAACGCTTGATGTGCTAAAGCCGTAGATTCGTTAGCATCAAAGCCCATAGAAAGAGCGCGGTTCTCAATCTTCGGTCTTAGAAGAGCCTCAATCTCTTGATCTGTTTTACCAACCGAGCGCAATTGCGAAATCACTTCTGGATTGATCGCTTGTTCAATCTTGCTTTCAAAGTTACGACGACGGTAACGACCAGCCACACCACTAGGCGCACCAAAACCACCACCGATCAAACCACCGACTAAACCAGACTCAAGCGCAGCCGCGCCAACGCCTTCGGAGTTGTCGCCTTCAACGTCCATCTTTTCGTTGGTATGAACGTTAGAGCGGTATTGTTCAACGCCACCTTGTACGGCCTCGGTGCCACCTTCAGCAAGTACACCTTTACCAATAGCACCTTTGATTGTTTTGCCTAAACTACCTTTTAGCAGTTTAACCATTGCCTGATCACCTACCGTTTCACCGATCAGGTTGACCATGCCTAGAGTAAGGTCGGTTTTAATCGAATCTCCAACCTCTTGGGCCAATCGAGTACGAGCGTTGTTTAGCGCCTCTTCATCAGAGATATTCTTATCCGCTTCTTCGGCCACATAACGCTTGAACTGTGGAGAATCCATTAATTCGTGATAAGGAATGTTCTCGATTTCTCGTTGAACATTTAAGGCTTGACCACCGTTACCAGCCGCCAAGTTTAGAAGTGCGTTAGTACCGACATTGGCACCTTGGGACACCGCAGCGCTTCGACCTGCCATTGACGCTGCTTTACCTGCTGCACCTGCTGGCAACATGGTTACAGCCATACCACCAAGCACATTAGATGCTGTGCCTAACCATGTACGCCAATCTTTAGCACCTTCGCCAAAGCTCATATCATCATTGATGATATCTTTCGCCATGGCTTCGCGCATTTCAGGCGATAAGGTTTCGTATTGCTCATTAGCCCAATTCTCTAATGAACTTGCTGCCTTTTCTGCACCAACGAAATTCGCAGCACCAGCCAAAGTTTGCAAAGCGCCTTGTTGAGCCATATCAACAACGTCACCAAACGTTGATGTGTTTTGATTGCGTTCCCTTTCCTCAACTAGACGCATCGCCTCTCTGAAATCCATCGGTATCCCCTCTTATTCTGCATAGGAAATAGACAGGGGAAGTATAACCCCAACCGCACCGATTGGGGATTTTTGTTTACGTTCGATGAATTAACGATTAGCCAAACCTAATGCCATGTAGCGTGCGGCTGGTGGCGCATTTTTACGCTGCTCTTCTACTCGTTGAGCCTGAGTTTTTAAGTTATCTCTGGCGTTACTTGTTAGCTTATCGGCTGCGCTATAAAAGCCACTATAGTTAAGCCAATCCATTGCCTGTTGTTGTTCTTCAGGACTCAAGTTCGCTGCCTTAATTGCTGCAAGCTTTTCTTGATAAGTTCCATCAGAGTTTAGGATTTCCTCTCGTAAAGCCTCTAACTCGCCTTGATTTGACGGTTCACCTTCTGTCTGTCCGGCGGCCTTCTTCTCGCCATTGGTGAACTCTTGAGACTCGCTTATCAGCGTTTCATTAGATGGCTTTTTCTTGATGATATCTTTACTTTTAATCATCTCTTGAATAGCCTTATTTACCTGATCAGGCGTCGCGGCTGGGTTTTCCATTAGATAAGACTGAAGTTCCGCTTTGCTGCCCGCTTTGAACTCATAATCAGGATATGACTCAACAAACGCTTGCGCTCGTTTTCTTGCCATATTTTGCGCTTGTTCCTTGGTTAAATATTGAGGATCATAACCTGTTAGTGGCAAATACATCATCGTATGACGCTCTAGTGCCTTCTCCCTTTCTCGATTCAAGCGATCAATTTCGGCCTGATAATCTTGTTCCTTATCGAACATATTGCGGTCAAGTTTGGCAATCTGTTCATCATACTTGCTATTAATTCCGTTTTGTTCAGATAGCTGTTGCTTCGCCAATTGAGCCATTGAAGAAGAACCACTAGAGCCTGAGCGACTAGAACGGCCTGAACGACCACCATATACAACATTGCCATTTTCATCGAAGTTCAGAGATCGACCTGTTTGAAGTTGACGCCAGTTGTTCAACTCTTCACGGTTCAAATGCTGACGAGTATCAATCATGGTTTTCATTCGGTTACTAAACTCCGACAATGGCACAACTAAGATATTGTCATCTGGCTTGCTTGTTCGGTTTTGAGTAACCGGAACTGTGACAGTTTTGCCATTATCAAGAGTTAGATCTTGCTCAATAACTGCGCCACCGCCTTGAGTGATTCGAACTGCCGAAACTTTTCTCTCAACTATTTGATGTTGCTTACCATCCTTATCCGTGTAGATCGTAGGTAAACCTTTTGCCTTGGTGATTTCAGGCATCAATGTTTCCACTGCATTGATCAACATTGGGTCATTTTCTGCTGGCATTTCACCTTGTGCCATTTTGTTGAACAAAGTCGCCGCCTCACCTAAAGCCTTGCCAGCATCACTACCAAGAATGTTGTTCACATCAAATTGAGGGTTTTTAGCTACATAATCTGCAAACTCCGGCGTCTCCATTAAGGAAAAATCGCCGCTGGCAATCGCCTTATCAATCGCTGGAAGGAAGATTGTTTGAAAACCTTCTTGGCGTTCCATAAGTGTTTTCTTATGGTTATATTCTTCCTGTTGCTGCTTAAATGTAAGCTCTGCTTGCGCCCACTGCTTTTCTTGTTGTTTTCGGCTTTTGGCTTGCCAATCTAGATCATCTTTACGCTGTAACTTTTGTTGTTCTCGATCTTCAAGCCCTTGCTGCCAACGAATATCTTCTCGCTGTTGCAAGATTTTCTTTCGTTCTCGGTCTTCGTTGTGCTCCTGTCTCCACAACTCACGATCTTGCTGGCGGTTGTGTAGGTCAATTAATCCTGCACCAACTCGAACGCCTTCATTAAAACTACCAATAACGTTTGCCATGAAAAAAACCTCTAAAAAAACGACGCAGCTAGACCACCAAGAACGGCACCAATTGCACCACCAGCAACAGTACCAACGACAGGTACAACACTACCAATTGTTGCACCTAGAGTTGCACCAGTACCGATACCTGACGCAATACCTTGCTTGTATTGCTGTTTAAGCTGCTCGTTCACTTGTTTGCGCTGTTGCTCTTGGTTAGAAAGATTTCTATAAGTATCAAGCGAACTTCTCGCGTTATTTCGACCAATATCAATTAGACCGTATCCCATATTAACCCCCTAAACTCCACCAACTGAGTTAATTAAGTTTCTGCTTCCTGACGAAACACCCGTCATCAATCCGACTTGTAAATCGTTTATAGCTTGGCGAGTGTTGTTATTAGTTGAAGCTAGCGCAAGCGCGTTATTCATTTCCAAGTTTCGTTTTTGCTGATCAGTTCGAAGATCACCTAAACCATACTTTCTAGTTGCATTTGCAGCATTGATATTGGCTTGTTCTAAGTTCTTCGTGGCATTTGCGTTATTTCTATCTAACTGCTTATTTAACAACTTATCGGTCATAGCAAGATCGATAAGTTGATTCTCATATTGCTGGAAGCGCTTTAGATAATCTTCGTACTGCTTTCTCGTAAGATTCGCGTATATGTATTCAGGATTACCAGAAGCGTTAACCATCATGTTTGAAAGATTATCGCTTTTAACACTGGCGGTTGGAGCGGTTGTGGCTGGCGCGGCTGAACTGCCAGTATTTGGATTGTAATAACCTAATTCACCCTCTTGAGGCATGATTATTTTCTCCTAACGTTTAACTTAAACCGTATGAACTAGCGCCGCCCATTGGCGCAAAGCCATCGTCTGATTTCATACTTTTGTAAGTATCTGGTTTGAAGTAATTACTTAATCCCTGTCCAGCGCTTGATAGCATCTCTTTGCCTGTATCGGTGCCAGTAAGTAAAGAGGCACCAGCGCCAGCAACCGCCGCCGGAATAGATACGGCGTTAGCTTCATCAATTGCAGCTTGGTTGGCCTTACGCGCTGACGCCGCCGCGATATCGTTAAGCCCTGCCGTGGCTTGAGTCGCCTGACCTCGCCCCATTGCAACTACGTTTTGAAGATTGCCAGTAAAACGCTCGGTTACGTTGTGTTGGCCTTGCGCAGTAGTTTGTACCTCGTTGGCATTGGAGCCTGAGATTATGTCGTTTGAAGCGCTAGACGCCTTACCTGAACTTGGATTAAAGCCAGATGCCGACAATTGTTTTTGAGTCTGATTGACAGCCGAACTCGTTGCACTATTCGACGTTGTATTGGCCGCTCCTGCTATTTTCTCGTAGTTTGCCTCGTCCCCCATTTTTTCGGTGATACGCATATATTCGTTTTCAATTGGAACAAACACCTCTTGATATCTATTCCACTCTTTAGCCGCCACCTCTGCTGCTGCAATCTGATCGGCAGTTGGTTTTGCTTTTTCTGGCCCTTTACCCATTGTTTACCAGCCTTTTCTCAAACCTGATTAAACCTTGCTCATTGTACCCTACTTTTTTAAATCCGTGAGCGCGCCAAAGCCTGTACACACCTGCTCTTCGAGCCAATGAAACAATCTTGTCTGCTCCCACATCTTTAGCAAGTTGATAGTACGCATTGATGTAATCTGATATGCCATGCCCGTTATCAGACCATCCAAAAACCACATACATAACTATCTCGTTATCTTCGTGCGTCACCTCCAAAACTGCGCCACAACGCTCACCAACAAACAAGTGTGCATCACCACTATCCAACTTACTGATCACCTCTTTCGGCAAATCCGGCAAATCATCACGACCAGCCACGTAAACAAGCTTTCTCACAAGCATGTAGATATAATTGTTGTGATCAACTTTAGCGAACCGCACTTTTTACCCCTGAACGATCTAGAGCGCCTTAACAAAATGGCGCAATTCCAAAAGCACTAAACCTAAGCTTTGTAGGTGAGCACTAATCCAGATGAGTTCCACACATTCCAAGAATTGTTTTCGTAGTTTCTTATGCGCAAACTAACCTTATAAGCCTTACCAGCCGGAAGGCTATGCCGCCAGATCGGTGAGTTTTGAGCGCTCATACCACCAATATCTTGACTATGAACAACCTCATCATTAATTAAAAAATCAAACCATGCACCGAACGCAGTCGCATACACACTCCCCCAAACAACCTCGCGATCCCAAGTAGCCATTGGAACATTTACTGAGTAGAGCGTCTGAATTAGTCCTGCACTACTGTCTGTCTTCATAACCGAGTACGGATAAGGTTTTATTACATCACCAACGATCTGATTAACATTGAGACGACCTTGAATATCGCAAGAATCAGTAATCGTAACGTTCCTTAGCACACCAGAAGTCGCGGTAATTTTCCCCGAAACATCAGCATCGACCATTTTTGCCACACCAGCCGCGCTCACATAGAACTTGCTGTCCGGGTCATTAATCGTTGACGCTCGTAACGTTACGTTTGCGATCACTGTATTTGCTTGCACGCTTGTTGCCACCACATCGCCAGCAACAAGATCTCTAATGTCTGCAACCTTGATTGATGCAGTGTCTATTGCGAGTACGTATTTTGGCGGAGCTGTACCAACTTGGCCGCCGTTAACCCAATCCTGATAGGCTGGGTTTTTGATAGTGCCAAACACCGGAACGATGCTGTTGCTACCTGTACCACCAGTATTCTTGTCGTAAGCGACCTTAAAACCTGCGTTCTTAACAACAAATTCTGCGTTTGCTGTGCTCGTATCAGTGGAAGACTTGGCTATAAGAGCAACACTAGCCGTCATTCCACCTATGCTTGTTTTAACGCCCCACAACGCAGAATAGCCATCATCAAGATCGGCCAATGCTTCACTAATCTGTGTGACTGAAGATGAAACGCCGTTAACCGTTGCATTAACTTTTCCAATCTCGGTACTAATCGCCTGATTGGTTTGCGTCTTTGTGTAGTAGTTCTTGGATAGATTCGAGCTAACACCATCAATTGATGATTGCAGCGTCAAAGCAGATTTAGCAATGGCCTGATCGGTTTGCGCTTCAGTGTAATAGTTGTTGGCTAAGTTACTCTCAACCTCTCCAATTTTTGAAGACAATGAATTGGTTGCAATATTGATCGCCTTTTCAGTATCAACCCACGTTTTATAGTTGGTTGATAGATTGCTCTCAACTCCTTCAATTGACGCTGACAACGACGTATTTAATTGAGAAATTGCTGACGTTAGCTTGGCGTTCGTCGCGTAGTTTTGCTCAATGCCTGAAATCGAATCACCTAACTGAGTTTCGAGATCTAACTTGGCTGTAGATATAGCCTTATCAAGCTCAACTTGAGTCGCAAACTCTTGGCCTACCTGCGCAAGAATTGACTCCCCATTAGACTGAATTTCTGACTTAACAGACTCTCTTAATGCCGATAACGCGCTATCAACTTCAACCTTCGTTGCGTACTCTCGTTTGATCTGAGCAAGAATTGATGTCTCGTTTTCCTCGATCTGAGAAGTAACCGACTCTCTTAAAACCGCCATTGCCTTATCGGTTTCAACTGCTGTGTAGTAGTTGGTTTCAATCTCGGCCCTTAATGTCCGGTTCTCTTCTCTGCGAAATGCGCTTTCCTTATCAACGGTTACAGCGTTTTGCATAGCTGCTTCCGCTAATAATACGTCGATATTCTCAATAGTTTCTGCGTCTGGAATGGATGAAAAATCAATGCCTTCTAATGCCTCCGGTAAAGGAATTAGTTCGGGATGTTCTTCCATCTCCTTAATGATCAGGTCAAGATAATATTGAGGGTCAACAACGCTCTTTGCATGAGTACCATTAATTGAGTTAATCGCTGAACGTTCGCCTTTTAGGTTTACGAACTTGATCCAATAGTAATAATCACCTGTAGGCTCAATCGGCAATGACGCAACGCTAGACGGAGTTGTTTGCACCACAATAGCATTTGCAAATACGTTATCTCTTGCTTGATAAATTTCGGTGTAAGCATGGCCTTTGTATGGCGCGGTATCCCACGAAAGCAGTGCGATACCAAAGCCAGATTTAACCACTAAGTTTTGTGGTGTAGTTGGCGTCTGAACTTCCTCACCAACAATCGGATCACCACTACCGCCGTCCGAACTTGGGATACTAATTGTGCTCTGTAATTTGCCATTTCTGTAGTCAGCAAAACCAAGCTTTTTCATATCTTCCCAAAGGACGGCTTTTTTGCCGCCCTCGCCACGCATACCGATCAACTGTTCCAAGTTGTCGGCAACTGCATCCATTACAGCGTCACTTCCTTTCTTGTGGGGAATAGATTGGAATCTACCCTTTAGCTTTTTGCCGCCTTGTAATGTACGAACTGCCATTTACCCGTAAACCTCTGCCATACTAGAAGCAATGATCACCTCTTCTAATATTCCAGTGCCATAAACTTCAAATTGCCATGAGTTGCCCCTTGCTGGTGGAATGCGTATAGGTCGATCAGTTAACGTACCTATCTCGTAATCTTTGATGACGACTCCATCAACGATAATTTTCATTCCAACCAATGCCGGATCTTCCGCTCGGATATACAGCGTACTAAGTGTTGGATACATGGCGTAATACTCTTTAGAACGCCAAACATACGCTTTAGGTTGGCCCTTGTTCCATTCAGCCAATTTTGTTCCATCTTCGCTTCGAACATAAAGCGTACCTGTCACTAAGTCAGTAAATCCAAGGTTTGAACCTATAGAATGGAACGTAATACCACCCGTTTTAGGGTCGAATATGAACGACTTATCAAGCGCCTTTCCGTAAAAAGCCAAATACTTTCCATCGTAGTAGTAAGCTTCAATGGTTTCTGGCTCCAATGCTTCCCACTGCTTAGAGTCAATAATATCTTTGGTAATTAGCTCAACGTCTTGACCAGTGAACGCACAAAGGCCATGAGGAGACGCATAGATAATTAGGTTGTCGATATTTCTCATAGAGCGCTTGGAAACACACGCTTGCATAGACTCAAGCTTTCGCCCACTAATCGCATCACTGGTGATACCTTGGAACACCCAAGGGTAACCTTTCGTGCCAACCAATAGCATATTGCTCACTGATTCCATTGCTACGATTTCGTGCTCTGTTGTGAGCTGATAATCTACAGGCCATGCGTGAAGTAAATACGGCTCACTAAAACAAACAGTTCGGTCATAGCCACCAGCCATAATTCCGTTAGGCATTAGGGTTAAAAACCGTAGCTTTTTGTTAGGCATTTCGTATTTTTCACTTTCCAACGGGAACCCAAGATCATCGGCTGACTTATCATCCACAAACGTATTTTGTGAAATCGGAATTTCCCCAACCAGATAGAAGTCAGAAACACCACCCTCTGTTGACGTTCTATAGATTCGACGTTTAGTGATATTGCCGGATAAAGCACCTTCACTGTGAAATGTCAGCGTAACCGTACTCTCTGGGAACTTAATTTCAGCTTGATTGCTGATCGGAGATTGCGCCCCTTCCTCTTCTTGTTCGCTAACAAGCGTGTAGACATAAAAACGAGTTTCGTCGTCGGTTGCTTCGTCTTCTTCTGGTAGAGGATCTGGAGCATTTACTTTTGCTGTCACGCCATGCTCTGGCGCTGGCACTCCTAATGGATAAGAGTCAACGGGAAGATCACCAACACCATTAAATATCTGGTTATTGGTAACGCGAACTCCGGTATCACTTGTAAAATAAACACGGTTCCAAGGGTCACCAACAATTGGCGACACAACCACATCAACATCAGTTTTCCACTTGAACCACCAATCTAAAAACTTATAAACCGTTTTATGGCTTTCCGTTAAGCCTTCAGTAGTGTCCTTCAAGCCAAGGTAAGGTTGAAGGTTTCCAACCGGAAACTGACAATCTACCGCTTTTGTGGCGTATTCATTTGGTAGGAGTCTCGGCGTCTGTTTTGGCCGTTCTCCAAAGAAAGTAGCGACGTTAATTCTAGGCATTATTTACCTGCTCTCTCTTTGTAATCAGCAACGGCTTTCAAGCCAGCAACATCGGCCTGTAGAGCGCTTATATCTTGGCGAATATCTTTTACATCAGTGCCAATGTTTTGTTGAGTCGTCTCGATACTGTTCAAGCGATAATTCATCACATAGCCAGTCCCAACTATCGAAGCACACAACATCACAACGCCTAGTGGATTGTTGTTTAGTAACTTCTCTAACATCTTTCGCCCCTTTCAATTCGGGGCACTTTCGCACCCCGTCATAAACTGCAATGCTTGACCAATAATAACTCGGAATAAAAACACTTTCTCGATTGAAAACAAAAATCACCAATCGAGAATCTTAGGCTTCTAAAAATTCGAATGGAGTTTGCATATCCCCCTCTGTCCAAGTGGCATATTGATTAAATAGCTTTTCCAATCGAATAGCATAAGCATCTTTAATTTGCTGGATCTGATTGTACGTCAGTCTTACAGGTTCATTATTTGCTGCAATCCAGACCGTCTCTTTATCCAGCATATTATTGCGCTCTGCATACCATAGCGTTTCATCCATGTTGTTCCGGTCAACTTGGCGAACTTGGAACTCATATCCATGAATAAAGATGTTTGATAGTTTTATTTCATCTCGCAAAGCTTGCGCCTTGTTCCGATGAAACTCCGCGATCACATTGTCAGGTTTTCTCTCGACAACTGGCGTCTTGGTAACGGTAAATTCTTCGTCATTGACCAAATAATCGTATTCACCATTATGAGTGTAATAATTAGCGTCGTATGGCACTTCAATCACTTCATAAACGGCGCGGCAATTTTGCATATCGATCACTGGCCGCGCTGGTGGCAACGTGGCAACTTCTTCACCATCTTCGCCAATAGTGATTTCAGGAACAAAGTTCTCTACATCCACCAGCCATTGAAGATACTGATCGTGGTTTACTTGAAAATCTTCCCAAGCAATTGCTCGTTCAAGCTCTGGCTTAACAACTTGCTCCCAAGACTTACGCTCACCGCGTCTTTGGTTTACATCATGAAAAGTAATCTCTTCAGGCTTATTAAGAACAATGACCGTGTATTGCTCGGTTATAGGGGAAGGTTCCTCCCCCTCTGTGTAGCCAATCACTCGTTCTCGAATATCTTCAGCATAGTAATGCCGGATATTCTCATCAATATCGGTTAATGCCGTGTAGTCGGTATCAATGATCATAAATCCCCCCCACTGACTTGAGAACCAGCACGAGCTTTATTCTTTATGTAACCGTATGGAATTGCCAGCTCATGCGTACCATATAGACAAGTATCGCCATTGAGGTTTATGAATGTTCCAATACCATCAATGATTCGAATTGTTGAATCGTCGCCCCAACCGTCACTCTTGCCTTGGTAACTTTTTACTGTCGTATCTAAAGAGACTGAGTTACCACCGCCGTAATACACTTCACCTTCATCCCCCATATACATACCGCTCCAGTTCCATCCAGCATTATTGCCATTTGCTTTAAATATCTGGCCTTTCAGTGGAACGTCTGCTTTTATGACATAGACTTCACCTTGCTTAACTGGGCTAGACGCTGTATTCACATCTTTAACTATCAAGTTCTTCCAAACCAACTCATTCCAAGCAAAGTTCAATGAGCACTGTTGGTTATTAGCAATTTGATACCATAGAGTTTTAACAGCAGGGCTATCGTTATTTGGTGTCATAATTTCAATAGGACTATGAGAACCTGCTATAGGATATTGGTTAATAGTACCTCCTGCACCAAAACGAGTATTTTCAAACGTCTTTAACTGTGCATAAGGTGCAGCAGTAGAAGTCAGTACTTTACCCATAAGAGATTCAGTAAGTAGAACTGCATCATCTTTATGTCCACGAGCCGTTGCATAAACACCACCCAAACCCTCAACACCATTCAGTACAGGTTTATTAGTACTTGATTTAGTCTGTTTAGCAAATGCTGTGTATTCCCAAATCTCTACCCGACCTGTTGGCTGTAGTGAACTAGCTACAAAAGTATTCTTAGCTGAATCCCACGCAGGTGAATCAGAACCCCAAGCTGTACCAAGATTGTCTGTGTATCTACGTGCAACAGCACCAAGTACATTCTTTCTTGTACCTACAATAGTATTGTAATTAGTATGGAACTTAGGATTCCAAGAGCCAATCCAACCATTAGCTAATGCTGGAGTAGTAAGGATATTAGCAGGAGAACCAACCACATCTACTTGAGTAAAGTCACCTGATACAGAAATACGTACACTAGAATTTAAGCTAGGTGTATAACGTGTCTGTACTATGGTGATAGTCGTACCATTAGGGAACTGATTATTAAAGTCAGCAACTTGAGTTGAGTCACCAATGCCAGCATACATGACGTCACCAGAACGGTAGATATCACCGTACTTACCTCTTTGAGTTGAACCTAACACTTCCCAAACGTTACCATTAGAACCAACAAGGTAGGTCTTATAAACTCTTACATCACCTGTGCCCATAAAACCATTGGTTGATGCTCCTGTACCTGATAACCAATCACCACCGGCTTGTACTGCAAATCTAAATCTACCATTCTGAACAGATTCCCAAGATGCTGTACCTGTCTTAACAAATGAGTGGCCTTCACCAATAAAAGACCACACAAGGTTTTCTTTGCCACGGTAAGAACCATTAACTACTTTCTGGAATACCTTAGCAGCTTCTTCCTTGCTACCCATATCGCAAGCAGATAGACGGTAGTCAATTACACCACCTTGACCTGAAGCATAGATAGCGTCATAGAACTTACCATCCGGTCTACCACAGAATTTATCTCCTGCGGCTATAGACCCACTAAGTGTTGAACTTGATGCAGTAGAGCCTACAACTTTACCAACTAAATATGGGTAAGAAGTACGATTTGCACCAGTAAAGTCAAAGCAATCTGCTGTATTTTTTAAAGGTACTGCATCGACTGCATACCATTTTCTTGACCAATCTCTACCAGTTGTTTCTAGTACAGAAGCTGAACCCATAGGGTTAAAGCTAGGATGGTAAGCACCTTGGTTCAGTCTAGGAACTACACCACATACATGGAAATAGCAGTGACCATCAATACCTAATTCAGGTACAACTTTACCACCTAGACCAGCACAGAAAATACCGTTGTCTTTATGGATTGGTGTACCGTGAGTGATACCATAATAAGCACCTTTACTACCTGCCCCAAACCAAGTAGGTGTAACGTCTAATATACCCTGAGCAGACGGTTGAATTGTGAATCCACTCGGAGCTTGGAAGAACATTAACGCCACACCTTGAGAGTTAACACTCTGCCAATCACCATTTCCCACACCTGCAATAGTACGTTGACGCACACGCCATTGAACAAGTCGGCCATCATCAAGTAAATAAATGTTGTGATCAGGATTAGAGACTAAAGCTCTCTTTTGATCATCAGTTGCAGCCCAAAAATCAACGCCTTTACCCTTCGAGGTTGTATCTCCATCGAATACCGAATAGTAGGTAATAGGACGATTCGATTCTTTTGTTGCAATCCCTTCGATGCTTGTTAGTTTTGACTGAATACAACCATAAGGGTAAACAAATGGATTGGCCTTGCTGATTTCTTCTAAGAAGTACTCAAAACCAAACAAATCTACACGGTTAATCACTACTTCTTCTTGTACAGGACGGATGTAATGCAGTTTGAAAAGTGCTTTACCAGTACCCGAACTGTTAGCGATAAAACGTTGTTTATTTGCAGTACTTACTAGGTCTGCATTTGCAGTAAAGGTACAAGTATATACACCAGCTTCATGAGGATAGAACCAACATGATTGATCATCACTACCGCTACGTGGTGTTAAGTCTTGTGTATTTTTCAGAGAGATACCTTGACCAACTACACCGCCGTTATCAATGAGTTCAAACTTCATCTCATATTTAACGTTGGCTTTAAGGTCTACTTGGAAATAAGCACCTGACCAGTTAGTACTAAAGCTAACACCTACAACACCATTACCCTCATTAGAAATTACTGCTGATGCACCAGAAATAGACCAACCATCTAGACCATTACGTAAATCTGCGTTTTTAACTACACCTTCAAAAGCACGACCAACAGCTTCATTAGTATTAGGAGCAACATCACCATACTTAGGGTCTACATCCTTAGTTAGGTCTAGGGTAGCTTTGCCTGAACCACGACAATTACCAGTGGAGTCATAAACAACTGTACCGTTAGGAGCTTCAGGGAATTTGATAGAAAAACTATTAGCACCCTGTGCTGTAGTTACACCTAACAATTTAGAAATAAAACCAGCAATGTGAGTAACAGGAAAATCTGTTTTACTTGAACCACGTTTATTACCGCCAAGCTCACCCATCAAAAGCTGACCTGCTTGTGAGTAAAATTCTGCACCATCATTGGTAAACATACCTTCATTAATGGGAGTGAATGAAGCTGTATCAGCTACGTGCTTACCATAATGAACAAAACCACTAGCCGCAAACTGTTCACTAGCTAGCATTCGTGCAGCTTTCATGTTTGCTTCGCTTTGGCAATAGATTTGCCAACCAACATAACTACCGGATTTAATCTCTTCCGCTACTTGCTTTGTTTCATTCGCTAAGGCTTCAGTTTGCGTTTTCAGGGCTTGAGAATCAGTCTTGCTTTGTGCTGCGCTTGTAGCTGAAGCAGCCGCTTGAGTAGCCTTTTGTGTTGCCGTTGATGCTGCTTGTTCGGCGCTCTGTTTTAGTGAAGTCATTTCACTAATTGCTGCGGTTGATTGCTGCGAAATGGCTGCTTTTTCTGTGGTAGCTAGATCCGTGATTTCGGTTTTGCTTGCACTAACTAAGGTGTTAATTGCACCCTTGCTCGTATCGGTAAGTGACGTAATGCTATTAGTGCCACCAGCAACTAGCTCTGAAATTTCACTCTTACTCGTTGTAGTAAGAGTTGTAATATCTTTTTTGCTCTGAGTGGCAAGCGCAGTGATCTCCTGCTTGCTAGTGCTCGTTAAAGCTGTGATTTCACCCTTAACGGTAGTCGCTTGCGTATCAATAGCCTCACTAATAGCAGTAGCCTTAGCATCAATTTCAGTTTTTGATGTACTTACAAACTGCTCAATATCTGTTTTGGTTTGCTGAACTTGAGAGGCTTTTAAATCCACATCGCTTTTTGCTTTGTTCACTAAAGCCAACGTGTCCGCAGCATCAGCCGCATAGCTCTTCGCTGAATACTTGCCTGGTTCAACTTCGACACCTTGCGCAGCATTAGAGTATTGACGAACAAGATCTAGAGCTGCCTGTGTATTAGCTAGATCGTTTTTAATACTTTCAGACTGAGCGATCAGATTTGTGATATCTGACACCAGTGTTTGAAGTGGCACAACCTCAATAGTTGAGCCGTCATCGGTGTGAATAAGAACTTTGTCAGCCGTTGATGTGTAATAACCTCGAAGGTCATCAAGCAACACTTGTTTTGAGTTGATAGCCGCCGCGACCATTGCGGCCACACGAGTTGCAATAGTTACTGAAGTATTTCGAATGATCGCATACTCACCATTTGCTGGCGGAACGCCAGTAAATGGTCTGAACAGTGACAAATGTTCGTTATCGGTGATCGATTCGACCTCATAAATACTGCCAGCTATGAACATGATATCGCCAGCTAGCGGTTTATTTCCGGCATCAACCCATAACGTACCAACGCCTACAACCTCTTTTGAGCCGTCGGTTACAGTTACCGTACCTCTTCGATACCAGCTACTACTCATTGTGCTCTACTCCAATTAATTAGCGTGGTTGGTTTTTGATATCAGCGCTCTTTTGTTGAACGATGCTATCTGCTTGGCTCTTGTCGCCTAGCATTGTTCTAAAGGCGTTTAATGCTGTGGTTGCACGAGCGGCATTAGCGGTAAACTCTGCATCCTCACTAAATGCGCGGTAGACAAGCCACTCAATGATCGCGTTGTCGTACATCGGGTTTAGTTCGCATTTGGTTTCAGAGTCGTAATCGCTTTCAGTTATTGGCGTAGGCACTTTTGCAAATACGCACTCAATGGTTGTTCCAGAAACAACCGGAGGATACATATAGAACGTGGTTGGATTTCGGTCATCGTAAAGCCACGCCTTGGCCGCGTTAGCAAGAGGCTCTGAACGCCATTCAGGGCGATAATCATCAAGCATCTTCAAATCCACATTGCCAGAAATGGCCGCGCCGCCTTTATTTCGCAGAATATCAACAACAAAACGGGCACCTACTGGAATTGTCTGAGTTGAACCCTCAACACAAACAAAGTCCTCATTGGCCGTTAGCGCATCAGATCGAATTGCTAGGATTGCTCGAACTGCCGAGTTGAACGCATCAACCCAAAACGCTTTATCCCAACGGATCATGTTTTTATCGACAACGAGACGAGCTGCCTCATCGATCAAGTGTTTGACCGGAGTGTTATTAGCAGACATACACACCTCTAGTAGAAATTGTGCTTACGCACTTTGTTTTTGAATGAATTGAAGTTGTCTTTGCTTAGTCGGTAAGCGCGGCGATAACCCTCGATAAATTCACGCTCGTACATCAACGCGAGATCAGGGTTAAACCAATTTGTGCCAACCTGTAGTCGGAGTCGGTAAGCAGCGCCAGCCGCTAGAGCTTCGCCGTAGTTTTCAACTAGGTATGAATTAAGGTTGTTCTCATCGAAATTTAGCTTTGGTTTTAGTACCGCCGTAACGGTCACCGCATCAAAGTCATTCGTGAATGTGAACTCGTTGGTTACAGGATCAAAAACGTAGTCGTCGTTGACGTAAAGCGGAGAACCGCAATTACTCACTACGCTGTCAATTTTTAGAATTGCTGAATCGGTAGGAATGCCAGCACCCGGAATTTGCACACCAGATACAACGGCGGTCAATTTGACCTTTGTTTTTAGGAACTCTGATTTCTCGCAAAACTCGCGGTAAGAGTCGCGCAAGGCGTCATCCATCATGATATCGACAACGCCAGCGCAACGCTGGCGCACTAACCGATATAAATCAGATAGTGCGCTCATCATTAAGCCTCTGGAATACCGTGTTTAGCGTGTAGCTTGTCACGCACTGCCATGCGTAGAGCTGACGCATGTGTTTCGCCTTCTGGAACTTCCAACGCTAGCGGATCAATTGGAAGCTCTTCTGCTAGGATAACGGTTTCAAGTTTCGCCTTGGTGTATTTGGAAATGTTGACGACTTCACCATCAACCATAACGAGCCAAGTGTTTGCTTTCTCTTCTTCAGCTTTTAGTTGCGCCGCTCGTTCCGCTAGTTGCTGACGCTTTTGCTCTTCAGCTTGTAGGCTCTCGATTAGAGACTGAGCACTTTCAGGAGTAGCAAAACAAGATTTGATTTGCAGTAATCGGTGCGCCACTTGTTCCGGTACGCTGGTTGGTTCGCCACGGTTAAAGTAGTAGTCACGGCCAAGCGTGTTTACTTTTTTAATTGGCTTTTCACCGATCCAAACAATTTTCTTTTCTGCTGTCATAGTCAATACCCTTATGTGTATTCGATGTGTTGAGCTGCGGCCATTGCCACGGAACATATAAAAAAGGCCAGCCAATTATCTGACTGGCCTGTTTTTCAACAGAGTGGACTATCTTAGATAGTGCCGACTGAAGTGGTGTAAATCGCTAGACGGATCTTATCTTCCGTAACTGCGGCACCTGCGAACGTTAGAACTAGACACTTATCCTTTTCAGCAACATCTTCTGACGGGAAGTAACCAGCCGCATCAGACGACAACGCACCTTTCGGAACTTCCGTGGCCGTACCGATCACATCTTCTAGCTTGGTGCCAACTTGAGGCGCATGAATACCATCACCTAGCAGCACTTCATTAAGCGATGCTTGTGCAGTCAAACTAGTAACCGCGTCGCCTTTGGTAAGGATCTTCACTTCCACCAGCTTCACGCCAGCCTCAAGGCTTGCTGCGATAACCGAGTCACCATCAGCAAGTGCCGGAACTTCAGCGAACATCACTGAAAGGTTACCGTGAGTACCGTTATAGACGTTTTGCTTAACGGCTGGTGATACTTTAACTGCCATTGCAATTCTCCTTTGATTCCGATGAATAAAGGCTGGCTAGATAGCCAGCCAGTCACTTATTACTTAGATAGACCGCCAACGGCTGTATCTAGCACCATTACGCCGTAGTCATTGATTCGGCCATTCTTCTCTTGGAAGCGAACTTTCTTAACGCCGCTCATCCAAGCGATAGACGTTTCACGACCGTTGCCATGGTCAACCTTCTCGGTGTGCATAGAGAACTGAGCACCGCTTGAAGATTTACCGTAAGCCACTGCTAGCGCTTGGCCGCCAAGTAGGATTGCGCGGTCAATTACGGTAGCTGCTGTAGCTTCAGTTTCAGTGCCATTGCCGCTTGCTGCGCCAACTTTCACTGTTGAACCTTTATTAAAGCGAACTGGTTTACGGTATTGGCGAACCAAGATGTTGCGCCACATTAGGCGGTCACCTTGGAATAGTGGATGCTTAAAGCCTTGCGAACGGTTAACCGCATTAGCGATCAGCTCTTGCACTTTGCCAGCACCTTGGACGTCAGCCCATAGGTCGGCCCATTGGCGCGGAGTAACAAATAGAACGTAGAAAGGCGACTCACCGTAAAGCTCATCAGCTTCGAAGCGGATAGGCTTGATTGGATGTGCCATTTCTTCTAGGTAAAGCGCAATTTCATCGATCTTCGCTAGGGTTAGCGTGTCGGCTGCCACGATATCTGCAATACCTGTTGCGTCACCACCGAAGAAGTGGCGATCCGCTGTAGGAGCGGTAACAGGGTTAACCATGATTTCACCAAACATTGGATGATCCGCAGTTGGAACAATCATGTCGGAAGGCATGAAGTCACCACGCGCACCAGCTAGGTGATACGTTGCGATTTCATCTTGTAGATCGTTGAAGTAGTTACCAAGCATTGTACGAGCTACTTGAAGTAGGTTTTGCTTGGTGCGTTGTTGAGCCATCTTACCGCCTGAATCGACGTTATGACGGCCTTGGTTAATGACTAATTCAAACTCAACTTTTGATAGAGACTCGCCACGACCTTCGATTTTTTTATCGCCCATCGTTGGCATACCGCCCAAGTTGTGGAACAAATCCATTTCAACTGTGTCACCAGCCTGTTTTGTAAGGTCGGTGATCATTACAACTGGCGCACCAGCTTCAGTTTGAGTTTTGTTTCGGTTGCGGTCTGCTGGCACTGCCTTTGGAGCTTTACCAGTTAGCATGTTTACAAAAGTGTTTTGGCGGCGCGTATGAGTAAACAGCGCGGCACCAAACGCTTTAGCAGCTTGAGCTTTAGTGATAGTAGTCATTATGAAATCCTCGACTAATCTAGAGCTATCACCGCTTGAGCTAGGAACTCTTCAACCTTCTCTGGCGACATATTGGCAAGTGATTGCTCAAGCGCTAGTGCGTCTTGATTCAACAATGCCTGATTAGCTGCCGCCGTAGTGTCCAGTGAAGAACCACCTAGACTAGACGGTGAATTAGGTACAACGGTTTGTTTTTCTGCCGTTTGTTGAGGTTGCTGCTGGCCTTGCTCGGCTTGTTTCTGTGCCTTTTCAGCATCAATTGACGCTTGAACCGGATCACCGAAAGCGGCCTTCACTCGGCGTTGCACTTCTGCAAAGCGTTCTTTTAGTGGCATGGCTTGGAACGCTGGATCATTCTTGAGCTTGTTGTCGATAACTAGGGCCATATCCCAACGGTCACGGTCACTCGATTCCCAAGTGCGAAGTTCTGTTAGTTCGTCAGCGTTTAGCGCGTTAGTAACTTCGTTAACTCCGTCATTGGCTTCTTGTTGAGTGGTCGCAGCCTTACTTTGAAAACGCTTAACTAGCGCCGTTAGTAAATTTGCTGCCGTTTCTGGCAACTCATCACGCAACGCATTAAGCGCATTTTCATCGTTCAGCAATTCTTCAGGTAGCTTTTCAGGCGTAATGCCAGCTTCTTCTAATTGCTTGGTGTATAGCTGTAGTTTTTCCTTGGCGGTTGTAGCTTCACTTAACTGTTGCTCTAGCTCCTGCATACGGCTTGACGCTTCGCTCGCCTGATTGCGAGCCTTTTCTAGAACTGCATAAGGAATCGTATGTTTACCGTCCTTACTTGCTACCGCTGCATTGTCTGGATCAACTTCAATGTAGAGCTTGCCGTCAATCTCTCGAACCCCAATGCTATCTTTGGCCGCATTCGTTTTAGGCTCTTGGCCCTGTTCTGATTTATCTAGGTTGGCGTCACCTTTTGGCTGAGTAGTGTCAATAACACTTGGTAGTGCCTCATCTTCCTCGCCTACGCCCATTTCGTTATCAGTCGAATGGTTGTCTTGGTCATTTTCACCGCTGAGAACGCCCAAATCGTCATCTAGGTCAATTTCATCTAGCAGTGCGTCAATGTCTTCGACGTTGCCAGTTAATAGTGCTTGGTCAAGTTCTATAGTCATAATCCCCTCATGTGCGCTTATCGCTGCGCTTGCGTTTGGTTTGTGCTTATCGCCGCACTTGCGAACAAGAAAGCCAGCTAACGCAATCGCGCTAACTGGCTTTTTTATGTTCTCGTGTTGCGTTAGTTTTTCGCCGCACACTCAATTTGCTGATAAATGTACCACAAATTTACGAATGCAAACTAAAAATTAACGTTCGATGATTATCTAAGCGTAACGAGTCTCACCTGATTTAGTAAACAACAGGATTGCATTCTCTGGTGCATCTTCTGGTAAGTTGAACACATCCAAGTGCAACCAACTCACACCTTCTTCCATTCTCGTTAGATAAGGGAATCGGTCTTTGTGTTTAATAATCAAATCACGCAACTCTTGCGCCGTGTAATGATTACTAATTAAATCAACAGCTTGCCCTCTACCATGCGCAGAGAATGGAGTGAAATGTTTGTCACTCGCAAGTCGCAAACCTGAGTAACCACGAGATCCACCAGCTTTCCAGTTGTTACAGATAAGCGCCGCTTTCTTCGGATCGATTTCACTAAGCAGCGTTCGCAGCTCATCAATAGTGATCAGCAATCGAGCATCCATACCAAGCATGGCCTTTTCACCACGCGCCTGATAAGCAGCTTTGCTCACAAGTTCCCAAGTCTTGAACCATTTAGGTCGATAGCTTCTTAGTCGTTTGTCATACATGGCTTTTCTCTCCAAACAATTACGTCTTATGCGCTCATCTTTCTGTAAGCTTCTAGCTTGTAGATCTCTTCGAATGTGTTGTTAAAACTCACTTGTCGGCCAATCTGGTCACGCCAGTTTTCAGGGTCGATACAAGTTGCTGGTTTACCAACAACAACAAAGCCGCCTTTCATCTTGATGCCGCAATACATGAATTTATTACCTGCAAGCGTGACGGTTTGAAAATCAATCTCTTCAATTCGATCAACAATGTCTTGAGGCTTTACACGTTTACCAGTGCAACCTAGCTCTTCCATCATTTCTTGAATTTCAGTATTCGGCTTAAACTCGGCTGGTAATTTCATTTACTTACTTCCCCCACTTCATAAACTTCATTGGTTGCTTTGTTCGACCTAAGCCCTGCATCATCGTTGAGCCTAGCCAAAACACGATAGCCGTTGAGAACGCGCCCATTACCTGACCTGCGATCATGATAATTAGTTGCTCGTATGATTTTGGAACCGTCCACCAAAACAATGAGCAAAACATACCTGACACCATGACACACAAGATCAGAGTTAACGCTGAAGGCATCCAGTGATCGCCGTGTGCGTCTCTCGCGTCTTGTGTGTCTGTTAGCTGCATAGATAACTGGTTAAGCGCCATTTCTTGCAACTTAACTGCGTGTTGATTCTGAAACTCAATAATCTTTGTTAGAGCTTCAGGGTTTTCTATCAGCTCTTTGATAACGGCGTCCGGTGTATCTTTGACACCAAGAACGCCAGCGATCAGAGTACCTATTGTTTTACCAGTGGCACCGCCAAGTAATGAACCAACCAAAGGGGCGGATTCGCCCACAATGTTTTTAACTTGTTCCCACACTTCTAGTTACCTCTTACATTTAGATTTGAAGGTTTAGCAATTGCTGGTCGATGTTCGCTAATATTGCATTAACTGTGCTATCTGCTTGTGCTTTGACTTCTGCGACCTCCTGTAAAACTTTCGCAGTTTCGGCCTCAACCTTGTTGTCTTTAACGTCTTGGCTTTCTGCATCACGTTGTAGTTTGGCAATCTTGGCCTGTAGTTCTTCAACCTTGGCCGCGCCTAAAGCAACCTCGTTTTGTAGCTGCTGCATTTGAATTTCAGCCATTTCTTGCTGCTTGCGTTGTTCTTCCTGCATAGCTGCTTGTTCTTCTGGCGTCATATCTTCCGGCGCTTTTGGAATGTTTAGAGTTTGTCTGATACGGTTCAGGATCTCTTGCTTGTTAGGTACATCCATTAACTCGATAACCATATCTAGCGTTGCCATTTGAATTTGTGGTGGCAACTGAGCAACTAGCGCGGTTAGTTGTTGAGCCATTTGAGCGCGGAATGTAGCAGTTTGCTGGATTGGAGCTTGAGCAATATGACCTTTCCAACGCTTAACGTCGTTGGTCACTGTGCCGTCGTCATTGGTCACGTTTAGGTGAATGACTTTGCGCTTATGAGCGTCTTGCTTGTTGACCGTTACAGCGATATTGCTTTGCTTCGCTAGGTCTTCGATTAGGTAGGCCATCAACAGATCAGCCACTCGTGTTCTCGAATAGTGATAGTTGTCATTGATCTCTGCTAGCGTAGTCGCGCCTTGTTCTACTAGCGAGTTAATAGCAACTCCGCTGGTGGCTGAAGAGTCTTGGCCCAACATTGCATTGTAGATACCAGCAACGTCTTGGATTTGCTTCATTGAGTCCTGCATAACAGTAAACTGCTGACTCGCAATATTGAAATCTTGCTGAATCTGGATAGCTTCGCTTATTGATTTCTTGTTCTTGCGATCAGGGTTTAACTCAATGTAACCGTCTGCGCGTTCGACCTCTTCTAGCAAGTCCTCGCGGCTCATATTGGTTGCGTCTTGGTCTGCAATGACACGTTTAGCTTGTAGCAGCCACGTAAGCTTCATACGACGATAGTTGATCTCATCTTGAGCACTAATCATTCGGCTTACAACACCATAAGGTTGGCCGGATTTATCCATTCGATAACCGAAGAACGGAACAATTGGAAAGTATCCGCTCGGTGCAACTGATTTACGATCAATGATTCTATGAATACCAACAAACCACGCTTCGCGTACTGCTGACCATGTAGCAATTCGTGGTTTAAATGTACCCATTTTTACGCCAACGGCTTGAGCGATATTATTTGGATTGTATTCAACTGTTCGGCCATTCTTTAGGTCGATGACATAACCGCGTCTAAATGTACGGTAGTAGATAACCTGTAAGCAGATACGGCCACGCGCCTGATCTAACCATTCAGACGTATTTCGATCCCAACTCTCAAATTCATGGTAAGCAGCAAGCAAATCTTGGTCTTGCTCTTCGTAGCTTTCAAGGTTTGCAAAGTCTTCCCAATTATTCATTGCTTGGCGAATGATTTCGGCGTGTTCAGGGAAATGAGCAATAGCCTCGTCAACGTCTACCCAACGTTTACGCAGCAACCATCGAGCATCAGACAAGTCGGCCTCTTGAGCGTTCCAGTCCCACCACATTTCCTGACGGCGAACTGGCTTGATGTTGTAGCCACCACCATAGAAAGGATCGTCATTTCTGGTAACTTCTACCCAACCAATACCAGCTTTAATTTGTGAAGCGTAAGCGTCGGCATTAGCGCGATCAGCTCGTGCAAGTCGCCACGCATCTTTAAACTTCTCCTGAAGTGCATCGCGTAGCTCTTCGCCGTCATCGTCATCGGCTGTAAGTACAAGATCAGTTCGTGTTCTTGCTTCCATACCTAAAACGGCGTCAATAGCTGGCGCTATTAGGTTATTGATAATGATCGGTTGTCCACGTTCTTCGTAGACTTGTTTTACTTCCGGCGCTAGTTGGTTGCCGTCGTAGTAATCACAACACTTTTGCGCTGGGTCGCGCCAGTTTGGTTGTGCTTCCACGTTTGAGACTAATCGGCGTAATTGAGCAAGGTTAAAGCCCTTGCCGTCATGCTCCGCATGGTCTTCATTCCAAGCCATAAATTCTCCCCTCACTTAGTACGCCAATCGCTTGATCGCTTGGTGCGTGGCTGTAACTTGGTCATGGTTCTAGGCATTCGAACAACCATTTCTAGCGCAATCGCATAGCTCATCACTTGGTCATCAAATGCGCCTTCAATTGCGTTCATGCTTCCTTTGGAGTCATAAACGTAGGTATTCAGCTCTGTAACTGTCCCGATCCATCGAATGCCCGACGTATTATTGCGCAATTGCTCATTTAAGTTTGAAATAATTATCGGCTTGGATTTACGAGTGGTAAGCCAGCCTAATCGTCCTGTTTCTTCGTCCTCGTCTTCCTTGTCGTGGTGTTCTTCTTGGTAGATTCTGGATATTGGATAGATATCGCGTAGAACGTTTAAAACGGCGTGGCCGTGGTTGTTTCGTTCTGGCGCAGCGTAGGCCGCTCTACCGTTTTTACCTGCGTACATCTTGCCAATGATTGCGATAATCTTTGCAAACTGATCTGTGTCGATATGACCAAACCAATGAGCAACTTGATTGCCAGTTTCGTCCAGCACATCAATTGAACCTCTGTCCCCATGTTCCAGACCTTCCGCAACGTCAGCGCCAAGGGCGTAATCCTTTTCTGGATCAGGCAATTCCCAAATAAGCAAATAGCCCTGTAGTCCGTTCTGCATGTTCTCGCTTTTACCTTCACGGTTTACGCTACCTCGAACATCAAACATTGCGCCTGTCTCTGGATTAACGTCATAGACAAGCAACGGCTTGGAGCAAGCTGACTCCGCAGCCATACAGGAAGGAGCGCTAAATACACGACGGCCTGACGTTAAGAACGCCTCTTGTGGTGTACTTGGATACTCTTGTTTTGTGTACTCTTCGTAGTGGTTATAGGTTTCGACATACCACTGCTTTTGCTCATCCGTTAACGGTCTACCCAAGTGACGGATCACGAATGGCTCAATCGACTTAAAGTATTCAATAAAGTATTTGGATAGCTTCAATCCGCCTAATGGCAATGGTGAGTAATATCTAGGATGAGTGAACCAAGGAATGAATCTAAAGTGGAAATCTTTAGCACCCAACTTCACTCCGCTATGTGCTCGTTCCTCGGCTTTCTTACACAACTCAAAAAAGAGTCCTGCCGCGCCTTCTGCCGTCGATTCAATAAAGAGTTTGCAACCTTCGTGAACAGTAGGCATCGAACCTGTTTGGATCTCTTTGGCCTTTTGTGGGTAACCTGCACAAATACGGCCCAACTCTGAAATATGTAGAAACTGCAACGTACCGGAACGGAATGACGTTGCAACACGGATTCGTGAACCATTGGAAAAACTGAGTCGGCCACCGTTAGCGCCACCAGCTCGTTGAACTACACGAATGCGAGAACGCAAGTAATTAGGCAAATTGTTATATGGAAAGACAACCTTTGTCTGGAAGATAGCGCCAGCACTTTCCAAATCCTGCGCGATAATACCTGCGGCATAGTTCTTATTGAATAAACACGAGTCCAGCGCGTACAAGTCGATAAAGGTACTAAAGCCCAACTGACGCGCTTTAAGAATCAATTCAAAGGTATGGGCTGTTTCAAAGAGATCTCTCTGAGCGTCACGCATTCGAAACGTGACAACGCGACCTTTATCATTCTCTATCTTGTAAAGGTTGTTTAAGCGCCATTCCTTACAGGTCATATAATTCCTGAAGTAACGGCGCTTCTCTGGCCGTGAAAGCGCTTTGAATTGCTGATCGGTAAGCGCTGGCATAACTAGGTTTATGCCACGGCCATTAATAGAATCCTTATACGGCTGAATACCATCATTCATCATCGTTCAACACTCCACCTTTATCTTTGAAGCGCTGAATGATTTCATCGTCATCCAAATCTTGAACTTCATCTAGCAACATACCTAGATCATCATCGTCGCCTAGACCTTCACGTTGTTTCTGGTCGAGATCATGACGAGCAAGCGCAGCTTGAGCCTTAGCTTTGTCAGTATTCGCTTCGGCCAACGCAATGCCTTTGCGTTTAAGGTTGGTATCAACTTCGACTTGTGTGGTTTGAGCGATAACCTTGCTTATTGCTCGATTGGTTAATCGACGGTTCGCCATTTGGCCCTCTAAATACTCAAGCTTTCCGGTGTGGTGGCAAACCATGCCAAAACTCGACTCGATTCGTTTCTCAAGTCGGTCAATAAACTCCTGCTCTAGTTCTGTAGGTTTATCGCCACGTTCTTCCAGCTCTTTGAGGAAGTCAGCTAATTCATCTTTGTATTGCGTGTAGCACTCAAGCGCCTGAAGAGCGGCAAGCTTATGCACCTCTAACTTAAATTCGTCATCGACTTGATGAGAGTATTTAACTAGGTTGCCAAATGCTTTAGTCATCAAGCCATGCACGAAAGCGTTGCTATTTCCCTTTGGAGCGCCAGCGCCAGCTCGACGGCCACCGTGTCCATTTTTGGCACTTGATTGATTCGCGGTTTTCTTGCGTTTGATTTTGGTTTTGGGCGGTGTGATCCCTTTGGGTTGTAATTTTTCGCCCTGAACTTCTTCGTTGTTCGCGTTCTGTTCGCTTGGTTTGTTCTCTTTTCTCTGTAACAGTTTGTTATTTAAGTATTTTCTTGCTGTGGAGTAGACTAAACCATTGCGAACACAAAACGTCTTAACGTCAACGCCAGTTTCTTCGTATTCGCTAAGGTATTGTTTTTTAATGCGTTCCCAATTAATTCTCGCCACTTCTCTAACTCCGAGTGTTCAATTGCGTCAACATATTATCACTGTTCAGTGTTCATTGTTTTCGTTCGATGATCAAAGGCGCGTTCTAACCAGCCTCTAAGCTGGCCTAAGTTGTCCGATGCAATCTCAATAACAATCCAGCCTAAAAGCTGCGCTTCGTTCATCTTCTCTCTGTCGTTTGCAAAGCCAACGCCGCGAGTGTGACGCCCATTTGAATGAGTACCGCCGTGAACCTCCAAGGCAATCTTTAAGTCGGGCCAAGCGTAATCCATTCGCCATTTGCGAGTCGGATGAAATAGAACTTCAGTTTGATATGGTGGCAAGCCGATAAGGTTGCGCTGAACACGCGCATGTAGCTTCTGGTAAGCCTTGCTAATGTCCCTTTGCTGTTTGGTCGGTGTTTTGGCTTGGCTTTCGATAAAAGCCTTTCCTAAGTGTCTGACGGGGATATAAACGGCCATATCTGTTCTCACCTGTGAACCTTATGACACGAATGATAACAAAAAAGCCAGCATTAAAGCTGGCTTGTTTAGTTTAAATATATGTTCGAGGATTATTTTTTATCTTTAAATACACCTCGTTTACGAGCGATGAATGCGCCCATAAAAAGAATGGCAAAGTATTCCACGGCTATTAAGATGCAATTGAACATTTCTTGAGTCATTGCTTCAGCGTTCATGCTAACAACCTCCCGAACAAATAATTACTCTACATCTACATGGTTCATGTGGAACTCAATCAGATATTCCTCATCTTCTTGGTAGAACTGCAAAGAGTAGTCTGAGCGTTCGATACATTTGAATTTGCTGTTCTCTTCCATATCCGGCGCGTAAAAGTCGTATTTCTTGTTTAGGAATGCTTTCACTCTTTCTTTGCTAGAGAAGTAATTAGTATGCATTGATAGCGGTTCACCTCGCTTAGTAGAAACGCGCACCACTTCATAGATAGTAATGCCTTGGCGGTATTCTGGACGCTCACACTCAAACACTTCTAGGCGGTTTTGCTTCCAAGCAAGGGCTTTGATTGCGTTACCCTTAACGGCTTCCAATGCTTCACGCGCTTCGTTCTCTGAATCCCAAGAACCACACCAGCAGTAAGCAATGTCTAAGCAATCTTGTTGGATTGGTGACGCTTCGTTGTAGAAGTTACAAACGGCCTTTGCAGTTGCCTCAACGCCAGATTTAGAAAGATTCATTAGTAGATTGCCTGTTTGCGCCACCAGCTCTTTAAGATCAGCAATAGCAGCAGTAGCCAATTTGATTTGTTTTTCTTTTAAGTTGGTCATTTTGGTCATCCTCGTGTCGAAAGGTGCAATTTTGTTTGCATGTAAAATATAGCCCCGTTGTTTTCGTTTGTAAACAAAAAGACACGAACGAAAACAAAATATTTTTTGAGGATGATCAAAAAAGGCCGCTATTGCGACCTTTAGGCATAAAAAAACCGCCTCGAAAGGCGGCTTTTAATCATCAGTTTTATAAGAACCGGATGCAGTAGTCCACTAGGGTTTTCTGCAAATCTTGCTTATCACTAATCAAAACCATGGCGTAAACCGTATCTGTCGCATCGTCGTATTGATAGATAAGTTTGAACCCATCAAAACTAAACTGACGAAAGTGATACACTCCAAGCTGAGTTAGCTCATAACAAGCCGGATATATGGCCGGATTGCTCTCAACGTTCTGCTCGAACGTCTCAATCAAAGTTTCAATTCTCTCTACTACGCTAGTGGAATCATTCCATTGTGAGTAGTAGTCAATACGTTCTTCTGCTGTGTTAGCGAACGCTTCCGTATAAACAACATTGGCCATCTTATGGTCACCTTATGATTTCTTCGCGGCCAACCTCTCCTTAAACGAACTCGATGACATTGTGCGACCTTGGGCTACGTCCTTGCTACTGATTGTAACAAGCTTCATCAAGGCTACTGCTTGATCGCGCTTTAGTCGTTCTTCGTATGATTCCACCACATAAATCGGCTTGCCGTTTTGTGTGATCGTCATCGCTTCATCCAGTGGGAGATCGGCTGCATTTTTCTTTAAGTAGCTTACCGTCTCAGTGCGCATGGTTCTTCCTTCGGTATAAGGGCGAGTAAACCAGCTAAATTTAAAAATTAGTCTGGGTTCATTTGTTTGCGTTACTAACTATACACCAAAACCGAGATTAGTCCAAATTTAAACTAAATTTAGTTTACGCCCAACTCGAATTGTTCGATTAAGCGCTCTTTATGCTTATTAACCATAAAAATGACTACTTGAAAGTGTGTTGTAGGCGAAAAAATACCGCCTCGTTAGGCGGTATAGGTAAATGGTGTTTAGGCATCCCATTCAATTAAAGCGCTGTATCAAGCATTTCTGCGTATTCGTTGAACTTCTCGTAAAAGTTCGAACTTTTGAAGATTGAGCCGTTGAAGTTAATCGTTTCTTTGTTTGCTAGCTCTGCAAGTATGAAATCTTCCGCTTCTTGGCTAATTGGTGAGTACCAAGCAAACGTCCCATTGTGACAATTACCAGTCATTTTTATTGGCTGGTCATTAACCTTAAAGGTGTGAGACGTCGGCTCTCCATCCTGACAAGCTGTAAGTTCAGAGAAATTAATTCTCGACGCATTAACCATCATGGCCCTTTCGTCATTGCTTGAAAGGATCATTACCCCACCTCGTGACGCAATTTCCCAAGTGTCAGAATTGAAATTGTCGAACTCTGCACTAGCGAATGTTGAGAACATCATTGCAATTGAAAAGATAATTTTATTTTTATTCATAGTATTACCCTGTCATAGATACAGTGTTGTAAAGGCCACCAGCTCACTTGCTGGTGGATATTCAAAGCGGCTAAAGGTTTACCCAAGTAACTGCCCCGCTCTTATGCTGGTACGGAACTGGCTCGATTCTATGTGCATTCTCAAGTACCCATGGATTGCACCACTTGAGTAGTTCCGGCATGGCGGCATAATCTACCTTGTGCTTATCGTAGGCCGCAATCAATTTGTCTTTTGACAATGGCCCTAGTGAGTCAGTTAAGTTCGCTAGGCCAACTATCAAGCCAGTGCCCTGTTCTATCAGGGCAATGGTGCCTCGAATGTTGGTACGTCGTGAACGCATTTCCCAAACCTTCAAGCCATCAAGAATCAAATTGATCCAAGGCTGTTTTATGATAAGTCCTTTACTCACCTCAACGCCGTTAATCAGCATGTTTCTCGCCTTCTTTCACAATCGAAGTGACAGCCGCACGAATACCTGTCTCTAGTGTTGCGTGATAAGTTTCTGCCAGCTTGTGAGCAACTAAGGAGGCCATGATTTCGTCGGAGCTTCCATCCACTTCAATACTTGCCATAACTGGCACACAAATAGAGTCAGTTGAGCAAACAACGCCTGTTTGGTTTGGCACCTGTTTAATTTCGATAATGATTTTAGCCATTGCCGTTACTCCTTTATTGCTCGTCGTCACCGATAAGTTTGAATCGTTTTAGTTCTGGATAAAAAGCTTCTGGTTCGCTGGTGATAGCACATAGCTCAACATGTTTTGCTTCTAGTCCCGTTTTACGTTCGAACGCCTCACGAATTAAAGTTAGCAAATCCATTTCATCCAATTGGACAACGCCGTGAACCTCATTGTTTGCAACTGTTGCGTCTTTCCAAACAATGAAAAGAAGATCGTTAAGTGTCAT